GACTTTGAAAAGTATCAAAGCCTGTGTTTAGCAATGCAGCGGCTTTAGTTTGCTTTGTATAAGCCATTGCTCTAGCTAATGCTTTCGTATAACGAGCTGACAATGAATCATAAAGATTATCTTCCATTGCTTCTTCTGTTATTGAAAAGCCCATAGCCACAGTTTCGTGGTTGTATCTTGAAGTAAAAGACTCTTGCGCTGAGTCAAAAGATATAGCTGACCCTTCAGGCTTAACTGGTGCTGCACCAAAACCTGACAACTTGACTTCTTCTTCAAAGCTTCTCTCTGAATTTTCTGTCTCATATATCTCAGCATGTTCATCTTCATACTTTTCATACTCAAGACCAAATAAAGCATTAAGTCCTGGTAATAACTCCTTAAGGAGTTGTGCTCTTGAAATCGCCATTTATCTCTCCTTAAGCTGCGCCACTAGTTGATGACAACTGATGATAGTTAAACTTACAAACCAAGATTGGAAAGTTGCTTCCCTTCTCATCACCTAAATCACCACCTAAGTAGTCAATTATTTTTATGCCGTCACCTGTTGCTGTTGATATTTCTGAAGCATCCAATGCAACACGGGAAATACCCAATGTTGTATTAGCACTATTTTGTACCACAGGTGCATTTTTTCCGTAAATGTCTCTCTCGTTAGAAAAAGATCCATCAGCTTGAATTGTAAATAATACGTTAGGATCATCTACAACATAAGCCATTATATCATCCGCTGCTGTACTTGCAGGGAAATGCTGACTAAAAGTCAACTGATTTGTATTTGGATCTGTAAATCGGCAACCCATGAAAATACCGCATAAATCAGTCGCTGAACCATCCATAGTTCCTGTCATTTTTGCAATTGTAGTTGCATTACTGGCATTAACTAGCTGGACAATATCGCCCTTAACTATAGCTGTACTTTCTCCAGATTTAATAGGGTATTGTCTAAATACCTCTAATGAACCTGCATCGAATCTACCGATTGGGTTTAATCCAAATGGTGCTGCTACACTACTCATTTTTTTATCCTCTTCGGTTAAGTTAGCTTTATTAAGATGTGCGAGTAACCTTTTCTGGCTTCAGAACTGGCATCCTCGAATCAGATTCACGAAGATAATTATTATCTACAGAAGCGATCTGCTGATCGTTTTTGTTCTTATAATGGTCTCTTCTTGCATCCATATTTTCTGTGGAGTTCTTGCAAAGTAGCAAACCTCCAACCTCTACATTGCCTTTAAACTTGGAATCAACATCGGTCAGCACTTTTAATTCAGGATGATCTTCTGCTCTCACTGGCTCCCAACCTTCACGAAATTTAGAAGAAACATTTGTCATATCAGCTTGACCTAATGTCGATGTGCGTATCCATCTGTATTCCACTCCTGGTTTTGGAGCAGGATCAGGGATAGAGTTTGGTCTAGTCCATGTGACTTTTCTTTTTGTTGCTTCTCTACTCTCTTCTGTGCGTAAAGTTCTATCAGCCATTAGTAGCCTCCTTTAAAAGCTGTGCTGCATATTGCTCGTTGCTAAGTCCTAGCCGTCTGGCAAGGCTTACTTGTGTTGAGGTTAGTTGCACTTTGCGTGGTTGTTTTGCACTTCTACTTGGAGGGGCAACCACGGAGCCACCAGATCGCTGAGGTGCTGTTACCTCTTTTGTCTCAGCAGTCTGATTGTCTTGAAACTCTTCTGGAAATTTAGCTCTCATTGCTTTGTCAATTTCACTATAATATAATTCAGGTTCTACTTTAGGACTCACATTCTTTTTTATTAGTTTTTGATGCACACCTAACGCATACCCTGTCATCTCTTCATAACCATCTTTTTGAAACCAGTCGTTCTCCGCCATCCAAGCCTTATCTTCTTTTGTAGGCTCTTGTTTCTGAACTGGTGTGTAAGCTTTCTGTTGCTCTACTGGCTTTTCTGATGTTCTTTGTTTTGGTTTATAATCTTGTATTTTTAACTGCTCTGCCTGTGCTTGATTCAGTTTTAATTGAGCTTCTGTAATTTTATCTGGATCTCCAGCTTCATAAGCTTCTTTGTATTCTTTTTTAGCTGCTTCAATCATGGCGCTTGTTTTGCCTTTTACTTGCTCAACTAGCACGGCTTCACCATCATCTAGAGTTTTCTTTAATTTATTATTCTCTTGTAGTATTCTTTCTGCATGTTTAATAGCTTCATCTTTTTCTCTTTGTGCAGCCTCTCTTGCTCTTCTTTCTTCGTGATATTCATATTTTAATTGTTTTATTCTTTTTTGAGCATCTCCTTTATATTTGGAAATCTCATCATCTTCAGGAATATCAGGTTTAGTGCCCTCTGTTCTTGGCGGTCTACCCTGATCTTCTTCAGGTGTATCATCTACAACTTCTATCTCTAAATCTGATAGTTGATTTTTTTCTTCTTCTTCTATTTTTTGTGCTGTGTTATCACTCATGCTCTTGTATACCCTCTTGGATCATCAACAACTGCTTCAACAGTGTCATCGTTAATTAGTCTAAATTCATCACCTTTTATTTTAAATCTAGTTCCTGAATAAGATCTAAAAATTACAAAATCACCCTTAGCGCAATATGGACCGTTTGGAAATTTTTCTTTATCCTGATAAGCCGCATCTCCCATTTCCACAACAAATCCTATGATGGAAGCAGTCTCCTCTAGCTTTATTAATTTGTCAGGCATATGAACTCCACCCTCAGTTTTGTCTGCCATTTTAGGTATACTAATTAAAAGTTTATAGCCTTTTGGCTGAGGAAGTTTTAGCTTAATATCTTCTTCAATCTTCTTTTGCGCTGTGTACATGTAAGCTATCCTATAATATTTTTTTTATTTTGCAAACCCTTAATCTTCAATAAACCTTTTTTCAATTGCACGCACCTCCTCTTCCAGAATGGTGAGCGCTTCGATTTTCCCGCAGGTGTGCTTGTAATCTTCAAGGGAAGATGCTCCACCGCTCGTGATAAAAGAACCCCAAGCATTTTTAAACTCCTGTATTTTATTTAATATTGGTGTATAAACCGTTTCATTTTTACTTTTCATCTTGTAACTGCTTTGCCGCATCTAAGACTAACCGTGCTTCTTCTTTCATATCTTTGGAAGCATCAGTCGCAAGCTTTGCTGCAATTCTAACTCCTTCTCTTTTGTCTTCACTATCTAATCTGTCTTCCTGTAAATCCTTATTTATTTTCGTTTTAGCAGCTTCAAGCTCTAATTTTAATTTATCCATTTGTATTTTATGCTGTAACTCTGCTTCTTTTATTGCAAGCTCTCTTTGTTGTATTTGTGTTAATGGATCTTCTTGTTGTTTCTTTGCTTCCATTGCCTGCATCTCTGCTTGATTTGATGCTAAAAGTTTTTGTGCCGCTTGTGCTGTTAATGCTGAAAGTTCTTCTTCTGCATCTTCTGGTAATGGCTTTTCTTCGTTTGGCATTGGAACACCAAGCTTTTCTTCTATCTCTTTTCTATATTGAAAAGCAACATGCTCTGTTATATGAGCTGCTAGTGCTGCCTGTATTGCTCCCGCAAATGGTGACTGCCCTACAATTTCTTTTAATTTAGGATCATTGGCGGCAGCTAAATGCACTGTAATATGTGCTTCATGATCTTGATACTTAAATGCTTTTACAGGCTCTTGTTTTAATATCGCCATATTTTCAGAAACTGGGTCTGCTGATTTAATATCCTCTTTTAATTTTACAATTTCTTTTGCATCGCTGATACCTAATACTTCCAACATTTGTCTATGCAATCTACCCATGTCGTATAATTGTGGTGCTTGTTGTGCCAACTGTAATGCACTTTGATACTGCATAATTCTTTGAGACATAGTTGCTGCATTAGGATCTGACACGGGTATAACATCTACTCTCTTATCAAAATCATCTGTTCTACTAAATTCACCGTCTGTTTCATAAGCATACTCAGGTGGCATATAATCATGAATAATCATAGCTATTATTCTAAGTTCTTTTTTTAAAGCTGCGTGTAATCTGGATTGAACACCAGACATAACTTTCATTGATCGTTCCATCAATGCTAGAGTTGTTCCTACTGGCGCTTGTGCGTTAATGTCTCCAACTTGTATATCTGCAACGGAGCCAATCCTTCGCCCCTCGTCAACGATATTTTGGAGCAACTGGTACAAGACGGAACTGGGTTCCTTGTAAGGAATGAAAGTAATCGCATCACGAATTGCGCCACCAGGGACATCAACATCACGGAACTCACCAGGCATGAGAGGCGTATCATCCCCTTTGATGCGTAAACCCCTAGCTTTAAGACCAGCTGGTAAATTAGATAAAGTACCAGCATCGATAAGTTGACGAAGAATACTTGTAGCACTTTTAGCCAGTCCACCAATGAGATGTATAAGTCCTGTGCCGTAGAAACCAAGCCCTGGTAAATATTTGTAATGAACAAAATATTGAACTTTCTTTTTCTTTTCATCTTCCTCATAGTAATTCCTTCTTATAGATAAAATTGTTCTGGATGATTTATCAATCGTAACAACATAAGGTCTTTCGATACCATCCTTATCCTCAAACGGCTCTGGCATTTCAATATCGGCATGCATCTCTAATAGGGTGTGCCTGTCATCATCTTCGATAACTGCTGACTCTCCATCAAGTTCATCATACTTTTCCTGTATATCTGACATGTCAGGTTCTGGTTCGGGTAATTCTACATCACGATAAAATCCATTCACCATAAGTTTTGCTATTTCATTTGCAGATTTTTTCATAACATGTGTGTATCTAGCACAAGTCATTAAATCTGTTGCACCATAAGAAACAACAAAATCCTCCGCAGGAACAAACATCGCACATGGTCTTTCTAAGAGAGGATCATAATAGACTTTCTTAAATGCTGATCCTGCTAGAGGAAGCTTAAAGAGCATCTGCTCTGTCTCATCTCTATATTCTGTCATTTCTTCTGTGAGAAGATAATTCATTTCATTTTCTACCCGAGCTGCCTGATCTGTTTTTTCTGTAGATTGTTTACCCAAAACTTTGGTTCTTACTGGACCCGAAGCGGGAAACATCTCTCCCATAGCCTGTGCTTGGAATCTTACAATACTTTCTGTTAAAACAGGATGAAAAACACCAGAGGCTCCAGACCAAGGTTGTTGTCTTTCTTCTATTTTCATACCTAGTAAATCTAAACCTTTGACATACGACTTCGCCCAATCACCTCGTGATTTTCTGTCCGTATTAAAATTTTCAATTAAGTCACTTGCTAGTTTTTGTAATTCACCTTCTTCTAAAAACTCTGCAAGATTACTGTCATGAGAAGGTCCTAATATGTCTTCAGTTTTTTTGCCTTCAAAATCAATAATAACACCACCATCATCCGTGGTCATGGAAACTGAATCAGGATTTTCTATTTCTATTTCTAGTTTTTGCTCCTGTTCAGCTAAAACTTTTTGTGAAAGTTCCGCTGGTGTCATTTGTTTTTCGACAGCCATTTAATGCTCCTTATTTTATTCTTTGTAAAATTCTATCTATTTTTTCTTCTAACCGATTTATAGCCACTGTTACATCATCTCTTTTTGCATAATCTTCTCGTGTTTTGTTTACCAAAATATCTATCCTTTTAATCTCTTTAGCTTGTGATCCAAGAAACCACCCGCCTCCCACGACAATCAATCCTATAAGTCCATCTATAATATGTGCCAGATCCATTAATAATACTCCACGGGTCTTTTGTATACGGGCTCATCATCCCAGTCATCCATATTTGTCTC